GAGGAAGATGGAGGTCAGCGCTTCCAACGGCTAAAACATAATCATTAAAGCCGACTTCCCAACTTGCCGACACCTTCTGGTATGCACTATCATCAGGGTCTAAAGACTTTTCTACTAATTGGGTGAAGTTTGGATTAACCGACTTATACAAAACAGCCCCAAGGGCGATATTAAATGGTTGCCCCATGGTTTTTGCCTCTTCAGAAGACAAAATTTTGCTAGAGCCAAACTCACTGAAACCCGCCGCAGCAATATGACCGACAACCTTTTCCTTATCGTGTTCGATATTGGTAGGTTTATGGACAAAATTTTTGGTATACCGTAATGCCGTTTTGGTATCCATGCCATCCCCATTGCGGTTAAACTTGTTAACCACTGCCGCATTAAATGCAACACCCAACAAATCGATATTACTTTCGTAATCAATGTTAGTTGGAAGGAGTGGTGCTAAATTCTCCAGCGAAGCCTTGGAAATTAATGAAGACTCACTAATGTCACAGGCCAATAAGGGGGATTCAAAAGTAGTAGTATACTTGTAATCCATTACTTTTTCTCGCTCCAGCTTTTTGGCAGAGCGCTTTCCGCGCCAATCTTTTTAGCCCTACGTGTCAATTTAGCCTTAAATTCATCAAAGGTCATGGAACCTTTATACCTTCCCCAGCTACTAACAGCATCCTTAACGTCTTGGGCAGACATTACGGGGAAAGAGCGTCTCTTGGGATCAAGAAAATCGCTATCCTTTAAGGCACTACGCTTTTTTCCGCCAAACCTTTCTGCGGCAATATCCATGAGTATTTCAGCGTAGCTTTTCTTAGGCTTGATTTTTTCGCCCTCCATCTTCTTCTTAGAGTCCTTATCGAACTTCATGTCTCTCTTGAGGGCTTTCTTTTCAGCACTTTTCTTTTCAGATGGTTTACCTTTTTGGAGTTTCTTGATTTTACTTTTATCGTCTTCTATGGCATCCTCCTCATGCTCCCCCTTCTCCTTCTTAGTGTCCTTCTTAAGCTCCTTTTTATCAATCTTATCCCACTGCTTCTTAGTCTTTTCTTCGGCGGTAGACTCCACGTTGATATCGCTCCTGTCCTCCTTTAAGTCCTTTTCTAGAGCGCCCATCTCAGCCTTTATGTTGCTCACTGCATCCTCATGATGCTTCAGTCTTTCTCGCAAAGTTTCATGCCGCAATTCCTTCGCGTCTTTCGTATATTGTTCATGAGTAATCTCCTTTTTTCTCTTCTCAAGATCTGGATAAGGCTCTCCATATCGAGCCTTCGATTCCTCAGGAACCAAGAAAACCTCCACGGTTTCTCCTCGAACTTTAAATATTTGTTTCAGATTGTCTTTCATGACTGTGGTATAGTATCGCTGCGGGATATTCTTCTAATTGGTGTTGACTAGAAACATCTAAAACCTCCTTTAAGGCATGCAGACTTTCTATTTCATTAAAATCTCTTACACAGGATTCAAGGGTTTCTACCCAAGATTCTTTGTTTTTGGCACACACTATACTTTCACACAGCCTGTTCACTGTTTCTTCTTGTCCATCATCAAGCTTCTTAACCTTTAAATGTTTGGCCATTTTCTCTTTTGCTTCCGTCACTAAGGACTGGATTTCGTATATTGTAGACTGAATGGAGGATCGGGAATATTTTGCGGCTGCTTCTTGAGGAATGTCTGTAGTCCCCTCGGGCCTACCTGCCTGACGAGGGGTAATATTCTTATTGTCCTGTCCCTCTGGGGTAACCATGGGAACACCACCAACAAGGGGATTATAAAAACCCTCCTTCCTTTCATCGACAAAGCTTTCTTGAGCGGGTCCAATTTTATCTGCTTCAGGAAACCTGCCGTTATGGAACATGTCCATTCCCTGTTGTGGGGTTAAGATGCCAAGTTCCATTAGACGGGTTGCAACTTTCATGAGTTGGCTTTCGTCTCTCATGTCGATATCCTTCATTCTAACGGTTGGATAAGATCTAAATCCAAGCTCTTTCGCCACCCGCTTAATCTCTCTTTGTAAGAAATCATTAATAAATCCATGTCTAGCCTCCTTGAGCCTGTCTATGAAAATTTCAGCCTTGACCTGAGTGGAGCTATACTTTTCCTCACCGATAACGATGTTTTGAAGTCCCTGTTTAATGTCTTCATTGAGTATTTGATATTTTTCTGGCCCCAAGACCAAGTTTAATTCGGGAATAATAAACTCTGCCTTTGTGGTATAATCTGAAACTAATACGCGCCCCACACTCTCGTTTTTAAAGAGAGTCTGCATTGCCTTTAGATTATTCGGGTTGACGCCCCCCTTTTCAGGATCAGTTCCCATTGTTATCAGAAGGATCACATTTTCTACAGTGCGACAAATCGCTTGATCCATCTTCTTTAGTTCCAACTTAGCGTTAATGTCTGCCAGAACGGGGAAACCAAAGGGAATTGCAAATGGCTCATAATCCTGTTTCTTGTAAAATGAGAAAGATAAACGATAGGGGTCGAGCTTCATGCGAATGCCTGTGCCCCTGTAGTTGCCCATCCGTATCAATTCCTGAGTTTCGGGATCTAAGCTGTTAAAGATATCTAGATCTTCATCGGTTTGAGGGCTTCTGAGGCGAGTAATTTCATACTCGGATAAAATCTTTTCATAACCGCCAAAACCAAAACTTGCGGCACTTTTAGCACTAATGTCAAAGGGGTTGAGTAAAATATACCTCAACGGAATTCTATTGTTGGTTGAATTGATAGAACCAACCTGATTTACCAACTTGGCATAATCTTCAGTTTTAAATTTGCCATCTATCCTATAAAAGAAAACATTTCCACTTCTATAAAGCTCCCTAAAATACTGATCCTTAATGCTAGTTAAATTTATTTTTTTAAACCACTCTTCAAAAAACCTGCGGCTTTTGACAGTTCCGCCCTCTAGGTAAACGTCAGTATTGGTAAATTCCGCCATGATATCAATGGCATTCCTAAATATGGCAATATTGGCATATGCTTTTTGACAAAGCTCAATACCGTCTCTGACATCTACGCCATCACTTGCATAAGTGTAAGGCAGCATTCCCACCCTAATACTTGAAAATCTATCAACAGGATTGCGATAAGCCACACGATTTGTGCGTGTCGTAGTTTGTTGGGACGACGTTAATTGAGTCCTAGCTCTTGAGATATCGTTGTAGCTTGCGTCTGATGTATAAAATGGCTCCCCCAATAACTCGGGCACTACCTCATTAGAGGGAACTGCGCCGTTACTAGTGTTGCCAAACTGATTCCAGTAATCAGACTTTTTAGTGTATTTTCTTTTCGCCATGACAATAGATCATATTACACCCCAAAGTTAACTTTCAACTTTTAAAAGTTAGGAAATAAACATTGGCGTAAAAGTATTCTGCATGGGCACACCTCGATCATCCTCCATATCATAAAAGACGTTCATCATCCAGTTCCCTAAAACCAAAGCAGAATAAGAGTCTTTTCGGGCTTTATCAGCACCCTTCTGCTTTCTTAAATTAGGCGGTAGATCAAAACTTTGAGTCCCCTGCAATGAAGTGGTAATTTGTATTAAAGCACATTGAACTTTGATTAAGTCCATCATGTCTTTTTGGTGTTCCACAAAATCAATCATCCGAGCCCCAATCCCTGCATTCTTATTGGGGTCATTTTTAATAAACTTTAAATCTTTAATTGGAATTGACGCTTTCCTCTGATTGTTATACTCGTCATCCATAGCTGCCCCAGCAAAAAATATTTTCTTGTGGTCAAATGCAGCCTGAAGACTTTCATTTGCAGCCCTAATCCATTGAGAGCTAGGCTTTCTTAAAAATACAAAGTTCTTCGTCCCCTTGTTGTATTGGTTTTTTAGTTTTCTTAGATTTTTTTCGTAATCGGGAACCTTATCTAATTCAGCTTCCATGGTGCCAAGCTTTAAGTTGAATTTTTTAAAAATCTCGCTTTCGTTGCAGGAGTTCATGAACTGGACTCCACCATTGTAATCCCCCACCACAGCAACAATGTTAAAGTGAGTCAACAGATAAGCCATGTAGCGAATATGGGTTTTAAGATTAGCTCCCGCCAGACCATAGCTATGAACTACGGTTCCTTTTCTCATGTCCCTGTTTAGTTTAATGACAAGCATTGCAAAATCGTCAGAACTCTCACTTTCTGACCAAGATGGGTCAAAGGCGAGAATGTATTCGTCTTTGGGGTTTCCAATTACTTCTACGCACTGGCCCTCCCCGTCAGGCAACGTACATTCAGCCATTTTGCTAACCTTAAAGTATCCTGAACTGTCATCTGTAAAAATAGCCCCGAATTCCCTCTCGAATTGAGAATCACTCATGGTGGCTCGGGACTGGCTAATCAGATTTTGGTCATATAGCTGTTCGGGAGCACAATCATAACTAAAATGCATAATCGTTCTATGCGCCCCGTCTTGCTTGTTTTCATTTAGAATTAGAGCTTCATATTGTTGGTAAAGTTTGTAGAGATATTCAAACTTGTAGGAGGCTGAAGACAATCCGATGATTTTGTTGTTTGGCCACTTTCTCCTATCCTCTTCCTTCATCTTTCCCTTCTCAATTAGCTGAGTCTCCAAATCATATACCTTC